GCCATGTTTACGACACTTTCGATACGGTTTGTGTCCAGTTTTCTGGCGGTAAAGATTCCACTGCCGTTCTTTTGTTGGCCAAGGAAGTACACGAGGAACGTGGACTTGGTCCAGTCAAAGTTATTTTTCGTGACGAGGAAATGGTTAGTCCTGCGGTAATTGAGTACGTTGAATACATCAGGGATAAGCCATGGGTAGATATGGAATGGTATTGCCTTTCCCACGGGTCAGAGGTATGGGTACTTGGGCGACGACAGTCTGTGATTTTGTGGAGCGAAAAGCGTCGTGCCGAAGGCAGGCTAATTAGAGAAATGCCGTCATACTCAATATCGGCAAAGAATTTTGGAGTTAGCGGGCACACATATATGCCAGAGCATCCCGACTACTACACCATGCAGGGTAAGAAAGGCAATGTTGCATTCATAACTGGGGTTAGAGCAAATGAATCAATGGTTAGATATCGCTCACTGGTACAAAAACTTCACGAAAACTACATTGTTACGCCGTACAAGATGAAGCGCAAAATGCCCTTAAAGTTCGCCAAGGTTATTTATGATTGGCAGACCGCTGATGTTTTTAAATTTATTATCGAAGAGCACAACGAACGGTATTGTGAGTACTACGACAGGGCTGCTGTTACTGGCAGTAACACTAGAGTTGGCATCCCACTTCATGCAACTGCGATTCGTAGAATTGGAGATGTCGTTGCCACGGAGCCAGAGTTTTATGACCGACTCGTTGAGTGCTTCCCATACATAGATGCCCAACACAGATATTGGCCAGTCTTTGACATAGAGGCGCTCATATCCCAGCATGCAAAGCGAGGCTGGGATGGCGTTAAGGAATTCATTGACGAATACATGATTGGCGAAACCAAAAAACAGAGGGCAATGGCTTTTGTAGCAGAATATAGACGCAAACAGGTCAAAGACCCAAAGTCATACACAATTTATGCGTTGATAAATTCTCTCTTCATGCACTCAATCGCACCCTCGGTTGCGGCGACGCCGATAGGCCCCAAAACCAGGGTTCATTCAGTTAGGGAAATTGAATCATCAGAAATGAACATGGAGGAAGAATGAGATTAGTGGCCACCGAATATCTACCAGTGTCTGAACTAAAGAAAGGCGACTGGCACTCCAATCACGTTCTTCGCCCAGACCTACTAACGCTTTCTGCATCACTTCAACAATATGGATTTATATTCCCAATTTTGGTTCGTAAGGCAGATAATGCGATTATTGATGGCTACCACCGATGGATGTTGGTGAAGGAAAACGAAAAGATGGCCAAACGTATTGGCGATGTAATTCCATGTGTCATTCGCGAATGCGACACCCTGGAAGCGTCGCTCATGCATTTGCAATTAAACCGCGGACGTGGCACGCTTGTGGCACACAAGGTTGCGAAAGTGGTTCGCGATTTGATTTATAGCAATAAGTATTCAGAAGAGGATTTGGATAAATTATTGACAATCAAATACGATGAATTGCATCTTTTGTTAGATGGAACACTTATCAAAAAATTAAACATTTCAGAGCACAAGTATTCTCGTGCATGGGTTCCGATTGAGGCTCCTGCTGGCACCGTGGAGGCAATCGAGACCGAGCGACCCCCAAATTCAGATAGATAACGCTGTCGCTACGCCAATAATGGTAAAATTTGGTGGAGCGCTTCGTCAAGTGTTGCGCTTCAAAACCAAGGAGTTCATCCCAATGTTTCTAGATGGTCGCAACGAAAAGTTTGGTTTGGGTGGCGGAAAGAAGCCACTTGATTACGGCAAGATAAGAGGAATGGTTGTTTGCTTTGACGTTATTGTCCAGAAAGGTGACGAGGATGAGGGTCGCGCTGGCAAGACAAGACGCCGCCTTTCTCGTCTAACCGAAAGAGCATCTGAACTTGCACGAGGCCTGCTCGGTCGTCTTCGCCGCAGAGGCTAAATTGCCTTTGCCCCCTAAGTGGAGGTTAGTTAGATGTTGGTAACACTTACTGACCTTACGACATACATGGACATATCTTTGTCCTTGCGCCAACAGGACGCAGCAGAAATGATTCTGCAGGGCCTCCAAAGCGAAATGGAGACCTATCTTGGGCGCCCTGTCGAGGTGACTCAATTTGTGGATGAGACCCACATTCTCGAAGCCAACCACGTGAATGTTCCAATGGGTTCCTATTTTTATAATCAAGGACTTGGCCTTGGGGATTCTGACCCAAATGGAATTATCACATACGCAGCACCGCCAAGCACAATTTACATGAGGCATACACCAATCGTTTCTGTTTCAAAAGTTGAAATGGATGGACCAACAATCAACAATAAAATCCTTGGTGAGGCAGTAAAGAGAACCGCAACAATTACTGCTGCAACAGTTTCATCTGGAACCGCAACCTACACTGCGGGAAATCATGGATTTACTCTTGGTCAAACCGTAACGATTACGGGAGCAACACCAGCGACATACAATATCAATGCCAAAATAATCACTGCCGTAGCAACTAATACTTTTTCTATTGCTAATTCTGGTGTTACTGGTGCTTACACGTCGGGTGGAACAGCAACAGCAAACGGAAGTGACTACACCGTCCGCAGATACGGATTGGATATTTACACTGGTTTTGCAAACGACATAATCAGGGTTACGTACAGGGGTGGGCTAGATGGTGACAACATCAAGATGTTTAAACTCATGATTCTTCGTGCCGCAACACGAGAAATGCAAAATATGCACGATGACGTTGTCGGTGTTAAAGACCTAAATCCACGAGGTGTGGCCACCGTCGAAACTGGATTTTTGGAGACCGAATTAATGCAACTTAAAAAATATTCTCGAAGAAGAATTGCATAATGGCCCGTTTTGCTGAATTTGATGTCAAAATAAAAGTAGACATTGATGGTGATGATGACGCAAACGAGTATCTAAAAGACGTGCGCAAAAGAATGCGTGATTTGCGCCCTGTTTGGCCCAAGTTGCATGAAAGCCTAAGGGGCTACATGATTTCCAACTTCACCGCACAGGGTCTACCGTCTGGCGGATGGAAACCACTGGACGCAGAATATGCATCATGGAAAGCAACGAATTTTCCTGGAGCGCCACTACTGGTTCAAAGCGGTGAATTATTTAGACAAGTTTCCAAAGGTCCAAAACTTGACGGTGGGGCGCGCGGTGCAACATTTAAATTCTCGGGGAAAATTGCAAGATTTCATCAATACGGAACCGAACGAATGCCAGCACGCCCGATTCTTTTTGCGCCACAAAGATGGATTGATGACGCAGCAAAAACAGTTGTCGACTACATTGTTGAGGGACTAGACGGAGTGGATTGATATGGCTAACTATCTGATGCATGGCTCACATTTTGCCAAGAACTATGTATCGTCGTATTTGCAAAACGATTTGCCGAAACGAGTTGTTCGCTATAGAAATGGTTGGGATATTTCCAGCACTGAGTTGCCAATGCCAGAAAAATACTTCACTTATGAACCGCTCGCCCTTGATGTGTGGCCAACAATTATTACCGTTGCAATATCAACAACACGTTTTGACAGAATGGGTTTTGATGGACCAGACCCGCTATATCGAGTTGTCTATGCAATGAGAACTTATGTTTGGTGCAGGGCCGTCGGTGCAGACGAGGCGACCATTGCCAGAGATAGGCTCACCTCAGTTATTCGTTCTGCCCTTTTGGACTATCCGTGTCTGCAAGCGGTTGACCCAAGACAGTCATTTCAAGTAATGATTGACGAAGCAACCATGAGAGAAGAGTTTTCTGAAATCACTTTGCTGAAAGGCGACAGGGTTCTGTGCGGCGCCTACATCGGTTACGACCTGGGCATTAATGAAGTGGTAACCCGTCAAGATATTGGGGAAATTTCAGAGATTGAACTATCAATTTCCCAACAGGGACTTACGGATACCAACTTGATGACAAGTTCTGGCTTTGAAACCCATACTATTGACTAACTATCTATAAGGTACAATTTATACCGCAATACGTAAGGAGACTGCGAAAATGTCGCATCTATTCAAAATTATTGAAAACGGCGACTACTCGTCGGTCAATGGTCCAGCACTCATCGTCAAAAACGTCACCCTTGGACCCCTTGAAATTGGTGAAGACGGCAGAATCCTTTCGAGCATGAGGGTCGCAGCCGTTGATGAGTCGTGCCCCATCTGCAAGGCGGGAATTGAAAAAGGAAAATTGCAAGTACTTCACACCGTTTCAGCCCCAAAATCACCAAAATCAAAAGTAAAAAATGTTGAACCAGTCGAAGTTCAATTAGAACCAACAGTTGCTGTCACAGAAGACAACAGTTCTGTACAATAGGAATCAAATTAATACGCGTAGTTCTCAAGTAGTGAGGAAGGTGTCATGCCAGGCGTAAGCATACAAACAGCAGTAAGAGTTGGACCAAACGCCACAACGGCAGTTGAGACATCACAGGCGTTCTTTGTTGGCAAGACGGCGCGTGGTCCAGTGACTTCATCCAAGTTGGTCACAAGTCTCGAAGAATTTGAAGCAATCTATGGTGGTTATGCGTCGTACTCGTACACGCATCCTTCAGTGCAGACATTCTTTGAAGAGGGTGGGACAAGAGCGTGGATTGCGCGTGTTGCTGGTTCTGGTCATTCAACTGGTTCAAGAACCCTCGACACAACGGCTGGCGCTGGCGGAACAAACGTCATGACGATTACAGCCAACGGTCCTGGTGCGTGGAGTACTGGCATCACTGTTCAGTGTATAAATCCAGGAACTGCTACTGGTACATTCATCATTAAGATTTTTGATGGTGGCACGCTTGTGTTCAGCACGGGCAATGTCACGACGGTTGCGCAAGCAGTCGGTCGCATTAATTCCAACCCAACGGTGTCAAAACTTGTAAGCGCCACGGACCTTGGTGAGGCTGGCGTACCACACAACGACGCATCACCAGTCGCGCTTAGTGCTGGGGATGACAATGAAGAAGACGTAGCCGCAGCCGACTATGTCGCTGGACTCAGTTTGTTCCTTGAATCATTTGGAACTGGTGCCGTAATATGCGCAGAGTCGTCAAACGCAACGGTTCAGACGGCTTTGGCAAATCATGCCAATACATATAACAGGGTCGCCTTTCTGTATGGCGCGTTTGACGACACGATTGCAGAGGCAACGTCTACTGGACAAACCTTGTCTGCGGCTGGTGACAACACCGAGCACGTCGCTTATTTCTATCCGTGGGTTTTTGTTCCGACAAGCATCGCTGGTGTCAATCGATTGATTCCACCTGTGGGTTACGCTGCCGCAAAACGAGCGGTCGCACACACTCAGGTTGGTGCCCACAAACCAGGCGCTGGTTTGATTTCTGTGGCTTCGTTTGTCAATGGTGTTGCAACTGACATTGACAAGACGAATGGTGACGCACTTGATGACGCATTTGTAAATGCAATTCGTGTCATTAATAACACAATTCGTGTGTATGGCGCTCGTTCGCTGTCTTCTGACACGACGAACTTCCGCTATATCACGGCGCAGGACGTTGTCAATCAAGTTGTGGTTGAAGCCAACCGCTCGCTTGAAGACCTCATCTTCAGCGTCATCGATGGCCGCAACACGGTGTTCGCTGCAGTTGAGTCAAAGTTGTTCGCGATTCTTGAGCCGCTCCGTGCAAACGGCGCGCTGTTTGAAGCGTTCGACACAAATGGAAAGAGAATCGACTTCGGTTACTCAGTGAAGTGCGATGCTTCAATCAACCCAACTTCGCAGTTGTCCGATGGTCTTGTCAAGGCAAAAGTCGGCGTTCGAGTTTCGAGCGTTGGCGACAAGATTGAAGTCGACATCGTCAAGTCGAACCTGACCAAGTCGGTCGTTTAATCAACGGAGGATAAATCATGGCAAAAGTATCACAAAGGCAAGTTCTTGCAAAGGTTGCGCCGCACGGCGCGCAACAAATCTCGGACCTGCCCAAGTTTGAGACTTTCCTGTTTGCGCAGGTGTCGGGTGGCGAAATCACCGCTTCGGTAGAGAAGATTTACGAGGGTGGCAAGGCATCGCCCACCGTCCTGTGCGCTCCATTCGATATTGGCGACATTACGCTCACCGCACACTACGACGACGACAGAACACCATCTGACGGCGCCAGCGGTTTGGCAGCAAAGATTGCCAAGTTGCGTGAGTACGTCGGTAAGGCCTACTACGACATTACGGTTGAGACATTTGACTGTGACTTGAAGAAGCCAGGTCTTGACCGCATCTACTCAAAGGCCCTTTTGGTCGGTCTTACCGAACCAGACGGAGACTCGTCATCGGGCGCTCCATCAACGTTTGCTTTGACCTTCTCGGTCTCAACGGTTGCCAGCAAGTAAATTAACTTAATAATTTACAACTGAGTGTAGACCAGTGTGCTAGGTTGTGCCCATGAGCAACAACGAACTGTACACATCCCCAGAAGAACCAAAGAAGTCTGCAAAGGCTGAAAAATCAGAAAAAAAAGAACTTACTGTTCTTGACCAACTTTCTGCTGCCATTCGCAAAAAGGTTGAGCGACCAATCGTTTATCTGAACGTCCCTGAGCGCCCCAACGTAAAACTCATTATTAGCCCGAATATCACCCAGCATCAAATTCGTTCGTGGCGCAAGGCTGCTGGCGAAGACACCAAGAACGGCATGGATGCGCTTCGATTTGCTTGTCTTGTGGTTGGCTCCACAACTCGTGGCATCATGTTCAACGATGAAGAAGTTCGAGACGCCGATGGTAATGAATTGACCTTTGCGTCTGACCTTATTCTTGATATGACGGAAACAACTCGCCCACAGCCAGATTGTGTTCGCGCCTTCTTTGGCGTTGACCCGCATGTCGAGTCAGCGGCTGTAGCAATTCTTGAGGCAGCAGGATATTCCGACACTGTTGACACCGAGGACCCTATGAAGGAGTCTTCGACGAATTAATCGAAGACTCGATAATCGTCAATGCCGCAAGGCTTGGTGAACTATGGGGTACAAACCCCCTCGAATTGCTGCGCTGCAATGATATTGAATGGCTGATATTAATGGCTTGTGCTAAAGTGGTAGAGCAAGACCGCGAGCGAGAACGGCGCGAACTGGAGAAAAAACGGTAGCACTCCCCTCAGCACGAGTCATTAAAGAACATCTTTAATTTCGGCTAGGTACAATGTCTGACGCAGTAAGAAACATAGTTCTCAACGTAAGGACCACTCGTGACGAGGGTCCCACGCGGTCAACGGAACGAGTAGACGAACTCGGCGACCACGCAACAAAAACGACTGGCCGCCTCTACTTAATGGCAAAGGCTGGCGACAAAGTCAGCAAAGCAATGTTGCGCATGGCCGCCGCGACGACGGTAGCGGGCACAGCGTTAAAAAGCGTCGATAAAGGGGGCAGGACCCTTGAACGAATGATGTTCAAGATTCATAAAACAATTGCCGCGTTCGGCGGGATGATGCAAAAAATGCTTGTTGGCGGTCTCAAAATGGCAACAATGTCACTTGGGGCGATGAGCATTGCTCTGGTCGGTGTGCACGCGCTTTTCGTAACTGGAAGATTTTTAGTCAAGTCGTATCACGTTGCCCTCAAGGGATTGGCTGCGACAGC